TTCCTTTCTTCGTTGAAATATCTCCACTCCAACCTGCGGATTTCATTAATTTTGGCCATCTGGTTGGGCCTTCCTTAACCATCAACTTCACTAATTCAGTATCGCCATAGAAATGGTCAGCGTGAACAATATGATAGATTTCGTGAAGTATTAGGAATTCGATATATGCATAAGAATCAGGTATATTACCGCCATTACTCTGATACATTCCTCCAGGTGGTTTTACACCTTTTAAGTGAGCGTAATTTATTAGTTTCTTACAGAAATCAACATTAAAAATAAGTTCTCCATTAGCAGTTGCTGCGGCTGTAGTAACCTGTTTCATCCATTCTGGTTGTTTTACGAATTTCGGTGCAGGTGTTATATGAATAGATACTTTTACTTTTTTCCCTGTGATTGGGTCTTTAAGCTTGAAAAATGCAGGATTTGAAACTCTAACCCATTTAATCATTTCTTTTAACTCTTTTAATGTAACTTTTGGTAAATCATCAGATGGTGTTATATAACCAAATAAAATACTTTCAATCATGTTTTTCATATTTACAGCATTTTGTCTTTGATTGGCATGTTTAAAATTTTCCATTTCCATATCTAATCTAGCTTGTAATTCATCAGTAATTTCTTGAACAGAGAGACCTCTTACCTTAGCCTCCCTTTTTATAATCTTCTTAACATAAGGAGTAGATAAATCAACATCTTCAAAGTTGGCTTTGGCATTTTTGTCTATTGATTTAGCAAATTGCTCAGATAATAATTCTGAGAATTTTAGTATTTCTTTATTCATATTATTCCTCTTTTATTGATATTTATAGAAACTACACTCTAATCATTTTCATCTTAAGAGTTCCCATCATACCGGAATTAATATTTTTAAGTATCATTGAACTTATCTTTTCATAAGGAACTTTAATTTTCCTTAAATCATTTGTGTCTTTAAATTTTTCTGAACCTTCAGGCCATATAAAGCATTTATAACCTCTTTCAAGATATTTAATAGTCTCCTCATGAGATTTTTGGTCGACTCTTTGATTATCAAGGCAGAAAATTGGCTCTTTTAGTTCTTTTAATCTATCTTCACCTAAATTTGCACCAAGTTGCGCTATAACATTATCAAGACCACTAGATAACGCATCATATATGCTTTCAAAGATATATACAGGTTTTTCTTTATCTATATTATAAAAATTCCACGCCTTAAATCCACTATTTCCTGTCACCATATATACAAAAAATCTCTTTTGCTTCCATGCTAATGCCTGAAATCCATACCATAATCCATCTTTGGTTAAAGGAATAATAATGTATTCTGAAAGAACCTGCTTGGCCCCATTAAATACTATTTCATTGCCTTTAGGTGAATATTCCCAATCTTCTTGAGGTTCCAAGCCCCTCTGATTTAGATATTCTTTTGCCTCATCTGGTATATCACTGAAATAAGGTAAAGGCTTTATTAATTTCAGACCTGTTTCATCTTCTATCGGATATTTTGGTTTTTCTTGTTTATTCTCTTTTACAGAAACTGGACCGCCAAAATCTAATCCACAAGAAAAGGCATTAATTTCGTCTTTGCTCATTGATTTTTCTTCATGAGCCTCATCGTCTTCATTATCCAATATAATGTTTTCTTCTTTTTTAGAAAAATCCAAACCTATAGAAATATTGATATCGGTGTCATTTTTAACACTTTCCTCCTTTTTAAAAAGGGTTTTTAGTGTTTTTAAACCAGATCCTCTTTTTTCATTCACGTATAATGCAAACTCATTAGGATGATTCTCTTTTAAGTAACCATAAAGATTTGTTGAATATTCACAATTAAAGCACTTAACTGCTGCATTATCATAATCTGGCTTAACATACAAATGAAGCCTATGTTTTCTTAGCCAGGACTTACCTTCATGGCAAATAGGACAACACACAGAAATATCGGATGGTCCAACATTTCCTACAGTATCATAAGGATGAACCATCATCCAGTATTTTTTGTCAATTTCATCTAAATATTGTGCCATTTTTTACCTTTATAAATAATTTAAAAATAGGAGGATTATTATGTTTAATAACAAAGCAGTAATAGAATCATATAAAAGATTATTAGAAAATAACTCACAAGAAGAAAGTAACTACATAATAACTAATTCTCTTGCTATACTTGGGGATAAAAAAATTATACCAAGTAAAGAAACAAAATTAAGTGAGCATGCTTTGACAAGAATAAATAGATATAAATATCCTGAAAGATTGGCCTCATTAATAAATATAACCATAGATAAGACTGAGGAGTGGGCTAACTTCAGCTTTACCAAATTAGCCCTTAAAGGAAACTAAAAATCAAGAAAATCATCTAAAGATGATGTATTTTTAGTTTCATATTTCCCACTATAAAATTTATTAATATTGCTTACATGCAAATTAAGTTTTTCATCCATAAAATATTCTAACATCCCATTAGGATTATAATTTACTTCTGTATTATTAAACGCTGAGATAATTTCATCTTGAACATCAGATGGTACCTCTCTAAAATCTACTAAAACTTTATTTCTCTTAAAATTATCTTTATACATATTATGTTCAGATAAAAATGATTCTAAGCATTCTTTTGTCTCACAGTGTTTCTCTGCTTTTTTTATTCCGTATGGTTTAGTCTTGAAGATATTTTTTGTATCTTTTAATTCTCCCTTACGCTTTCCGCTCTTTACAACATCATAAACATCGTATTTTTCAACTAACTCATCCCAGATGTCCATAGATGTTACTGTTTTCACACATTCTGAGTTAATGTTGTTTTCTTTTAAGTATGAGATAAATTCATCACTGAAAAATGACATCCCTGTAATGGTAGGTACATTGTCTCCTTTATCCCCTATTAATGCGTGGATTATTGTAAATCTTGACATAGGACCAAACTCTGTTTCTATAATCTCTTTCTCATAATCACTAAGATGTTGATCTTCTTTTTTGATAGGATCCCACACTCTAATATCTCCGTGAGCCTGAACTTGAAGCCAGTCATGGTCTGATGTAACTAATGTTATATTCATATCACCGGCATATTTTATTGATATTGTTCCAGCAACATCATCTGCTTCCGCTTTATCAATAAATACTACCTTAAATGGGAAATTATCTCTAATTTTTTCCAACATTTTATCAGTTTCTTCAAAAAATTCTTCAAAATTTACATCATTATCTTCTTTTGATTTAGACCTATTTGCCTTATAATCTTTATAAAACCTTTTTCTCCAGTTATCTTGTCCATCTATTGCGAGAACTATCTCATTTTTAAATTTATTTTTAATGAATTGTAAGGAGTTAAAAAGCAATGATTTATGATATTGAATAAAATCTTCTGTGATGAAACAACCGTCTTTTTTTCTAGGTTTTGCTTGACCTAGTGCTATGAATAGATTTCTCATATTTAAATGAGAAAAATCCACTATTGTTATTGATTTTTTCATATTTCTCCTTCTATATGAATATTAGGCGTAAAGCCTAATATCTAAAGGTCGTCAAGAAAACCTAAATCATCATCACTTGCTGGGGCTGTTTGAGTCTTAGGTGTCTGAGTAGGAGCCTCTGGTTGTGCTTGTTCTACGGGTGTTTCTTGAATAGCTGGTGTCTCCTGCACTGGTGTTTGCTGTGTTTCTTGTGCCTGTGCACTTTGTGCTGCTGTTTCAGTGCCAACAATACCTGAAACAATGTTTTTGAATTGAATAGGGTCAACAAATTCTGGTTGATATACTTCAAGAACGTATTTCATTTTGCTTTTTAACTCTTCATAAGTCTCAAAAGCTTCTGGTTTCATGAATTCATCAAGTTTATGAGCATTCTCAATAATATCAGCTTTTGCTTCTTCTGCATCTGAATAAATTGAACTTGGTGCCATAATTTCTGTAGCATCATAATTTAAGAAACCTGCTACTTTAGCAATTTTAAGTTTGATGTTACAACCTGTTAAAGGATTGAATAATTGTTTAGGTTCTTCGCCCATTGCAATTTCTGATTCTGATGGTTGAAGTGCAGCCATAAACTTATCTTTTAGTTTTGTCCCAAATTCCCATAAGAAAATTTTACCTTCATTTTGAGGATTTGCAGGGTCTTTAATAACCTTGATGTTTGCCATAAATTTAATTTTTCTACTAAATTTCTTAGCTTCTTTTTTACCTTCTTCAGTGCCTATATTATATAGTGCCGACCAAAGTTGTGATGCTGGACAAGACTCTCCGATTGTTTCTGGCGAAATGTTAATATACCATCTTTTTTTCTTGTTTACATTATCAAATGATTGAAATGCGTGATTATATCTTTGAATGAACGGTGTACCATTTGGGTCCGGAAGTAATCTGATAATTGCTCCTCCATTATCATTTTCATCTCTTGAAAGTTTCCAAAATCTGTCATCTTCATAACTTTTCTTTCCACCACTATTTACATTTGCCCCAAGGTTTTTCTCTAAAGATTCCCAATCCATGTTTCCTGCGCTGCTAAAATCTAATGCTGCCATATTTTTTTCTCCTATGTTTTAACGAATATTATCGTATTTAACGTATTTTTAATTTCATACCTTTTAAGGACTTAAATGTTATTGGTCCATCTTTTTTATATATAGTATTATATAAAAGATTTGCTTAATTTTATACTCTTATTAGAATATTTAATTGACGAAGCTCTTTTTATATATAGTATATTATATATAATTTTTGCTTAATAATATGAAGAATATGATTTTTTATTTGGTGGGTTATATGCGAGTTTTTATTTCATCATTTTTACCGTAATCTAAAGCTTTTCAAAGTTATTTTATCATATTCAACGTATTTATGATATTATTTATATTTTTAAAATGTTCTAATTCCTGGTTTTGAAATGCCTTTTGTCTTTCGTCCAGCAGAAGCTCCATCATTATTTTTCCAGGTTTTTGTTTTATGGCAGGTAGGACATAAAACCATGAGATTATCGTCATGACAATTTGCAGGATTACCATCAATATGGTCCACTTCAAGAACTTTGATTGTATCATATGAGCCATCGAAGTAATCTTCCTTCATACCACAACTGAAACCTAATCTCCCGTCTTTATTTTGACAATAAGGAATGTCATATTTTTTGCCTCTGTAAGTTTTGCTATTCTGCATTTGAGTGTATGAGTCATATTTACTATTTTTCTTAGCAACATCATTATTAAAACATTTGGCACATGCTGGTTTTCCTGTTAAGCATGATACTCTCGGGGGATATGTCCCATCTTTTCTTTTGGTATTAACTGATCCCCTTGCTGCAGGCTTTCCACATTCACATTTATATTGTGTATAATCATTCCATTTTGCCATATTACTTCTCCTAATACCATACCAATGATTTTTTATTAGATAACTTTATGCTTCCTTTGATATACCCATCTGCTGCCAATTCAGGTAGTTCTGAATTATCTACTGTAGTTTTGATAAGATCATTATTATTAAAAAGCTCCTGCAACTCTTCATCAATCTGGACGAATTTCTTTGAACTAATTGTTACTTCATTAAATTTATCTTTAATATTAGATGTTTGATTTTCAAGGATATCCATAAAATATACTTTTGGGAGATATTTTGATAGGTCCGTGAATTCATTATTTTCAATAACTTCTTTAATATAATTAGGCAATATTAAACTTTTTCTGTTTATAAGCACAATGCCACCATATTTCAAATAATCATCACCCTCAATCAATCCAAAATCCGATAAAAGCATACTAATATTCGCCTGATGGAAATTTCCTTTTTTCGCTATTTCTGTGCCTAAAATATAATCTTTTAACATATATCTTCCTTGTTTTTGGTATTTGTGTTATCTTCATTAATATTCTTAAATCCTACCAAAATAAACTCTACATTTTGTCCTATAAAATATTCTGTTATTTCTTGTACTCTATAAGCATACTTATTCCCAATAACAATAATATCATATGATGCATCTAATTCTGTTAAGCAATGAGCATCAGTTTCAAAAACTTTTAGTGATGTACTATTAGCAATGAATGATTTTCCTATTGCCGATGGTCCTGAAAAGATATAGATTTGTTTCTTATCTTTACCCCTTTTTGTATCCAGCCAATTATCAAATTTTATCTCAATACAAGCAGACGGATAATAAGGACAATCATTCTCATATATAGCAAAATAGTGATTTCCATTACGGCTAGTAAACATGGAATCTACTTCCAATTTTTCTTTTGGTATATAATGTAATGTTCCTAAAGATTGCATCGGAACTCTATTTGAGACACGAATCCATTCTGCTCCACAATATCCTGAGTAACATTCTCCTTCCTCTAAAGCAAAGCATTCAGAATATAATTTCCCATCCTCGAGATACAAAAATTCATATTCAGAAATTATATCGTCATTATACTCTGATGTGTACTTGTCTTTGCTAATGTATTTTTCCATTGGCACTTGGTTTATTCGTAAACCTTTGATTATTTTGCTCATTTTTTATCCTTGAATGTATCTAGTTTTTGGTTGTTTTGGTCCAGAGTATCCTGTATTGCCTTTTGGTCCCATATAACTATAATCTTTTGGAATAATATATTTTCCTGTTAAAAAAGAGTCTAAAGGAACAGGATTAGCAGAAAATACCTCATTAACATCAGCGCCGTTCTTGATAAGGTTAAAATTTAAAGAAATTTTAATTGAATCATCTATCAGACTGAGAACATCAATGCTAGGTTTTTGCTTCATATTTTTTGTATCTTTTGT